CGCCAGAATCTCCGCAGCCATCAGTATATTACGCCCCATGTTGCGCTTCGCTTTGCGGCCTACCGCCTTACCCCGCCATATGACATTTTTAGCCATTACACCAACCTCTCCGCGTTCACCTGCAGCAAGTCCTCTTGCTGATCCACATCGTCAGGGAATGTCACGCGGTAATTGCGCCCCTTGATGGTTACGCGGTCTGTCTCGTTGATTGTGATGCCTGCCTTGAAATAGATGCGGTGCGTGCTGTTCTCGCGGTCAGTGCCAAGCGTCGGCACTTCATCGCCACGCAGGGCGCGCACACGGCACGGCACGGCCTTAAGCCGCGGGTTGGATGCGTAGGACTCGCTGACGCCGCCTATGCCGTCCTGTGACGTGCTGAGGGTGAACACGTCCGCTGTATTGTTCAGCATGCCGCTCACGTCCATCTAGGCCATCTCCACGCGTTTGTAGCGCCTCAGGGTGTCTGCGTACGATTCAACGATGTTCTGCATGTCTACGCCGTCAGCGCTGCCGCCTGCGGTGTAGCTGTAATCGCCCAGCTTTTCGCCCTTCATTGTGCTGTCTCGGTTGCTGGCATAGTACAGGTCAACCACGATGCGCGTGGCCACGAGCTGCACGTCTTCAGGCACTGTCGCAAAGCCAGCCTTGTACCACACAAAGATGTTGCTCTTGCCGTGCGGGAAGCTGCCCTCAACCAGCCACTCGGCACGGTCTGCCATGCGTGCGGTGATTGCTTCGTCTGGGATCTGCAGGTCGATCTCGTTGCCAGCGCCTTCGACATAGCCGCTGAAGGGCTGCATCTTGGCCGGGCTGTAGCTGTCCATACCTGAGAAGATGGCAAGCGTCCAGCCCGTCACGTTCTCCACAGCGGTCTTGAGCGCCGTTGCGGTGGCATACGATGATAGGGTCAGGTCTGTCGCTGAACCCGCCACAAGCGTCAACGTCGCGCCGTCACATGATGCAAACGCCTCGGGCTCGCTGCCGGTGTACGAAAGCCGGGCTAAGTCCTGCGTGCCGCATGCCACCTGATAGAGCCGCGTCACGGGGTAGTCGTCCAGCTTCAGATAGCATGTGCCGTTTCCGTCGTACCACTGCTTGTACTCTGTCAGCGCGAACGTGCGATCACACCACTTCTCAATGGCGGCGCTTGCCTGCGTGATGAGGCTGTCGACTTTTGCCTTCGTGTCGCCGTCAGCAATGTCGATCTTCTTGCTGAACTTGCCAACGTCGCCGCATGTTATCAGGTTCGCCATTGATTACCCCTCAATCAGAATCGACACCTTGCCGCCTTTGATGAGTTGCTCCTTGCCGTCTGCCACTACAACCGCGCCGTCGCCAAGCATGCGCACGCTGCCAACGGACTCAACCGCAATGCGTGTGTCTGCGGGTGCTTTCTTGGCTACGGGCTTTTTGATCTGCTTGTCGCTGCGTGGTTTGAGGATGCCTTTTTTTGCTGCCATGATTTCTCCCTTGTATGTTAGTCGTCCTTCAATAGCAGGTCGAACCCGCCCACCGAATCCATTGTATCGGTTGCCGATGATTGCATGCTGCCCGCTTCATCGCTGTGCCCCGATGCTGACGGTGTTGGTACCGCTGGCTGCCGATAGCGTCAGGCTGTCAATGGGGTTGCCGCCAACGAACTCAAACGAGGTAGAGGCGGGGATAGGCACGGTGTTGGTGCCTGTGATCATGGTCCCGTATTCCGTTGCCGATACGCGAACGGCGGCATATATCACGGCGCTGCCAGCGTTGTTCACGGATACCAGGCGCGCGGCCGGCGTGATGGTGATACGGTTGGTTGCGGTGGTGATGCTGACTTGCCGCCCGCCACAGTCACCCGTCAAGGTGATTGTTTCGTCTGCAAAGGCAGTGATGGCGATGGCGGCGAGGAGTGCGAGGATTGCAAGTGCTGTGAGCTTCATGTGTCTGCCTTTCTTTAGGGAGCGGGGCGCGGGCCATGTGACCACGCGCCCCCTCTGTGTTGCAGGCCGAGGAGGGGCCTATGGGGAGAGATTACGGTTCTACCTGTACCCAGTCGTTTGTGGTCGTGCCCTTGCTGATCCAGATGGCATTCGTGCCAACACCAGCGCCGCCCGTCAGCACCTGCCCGACGTAAGCGGGGGTGTAGCCGGTTGCCGTGGTCGTGGCGTTCGTGTCGCTCTGGGCTGCGTTGGCCGCTGTGACCGCAGTGGACCCGTCAATGGTTGGCGTAGTCAGCCCGAGGTTGACATACGTCAGCGTGCCGCTCTGCCCGCCGCCGCTCCATGAGAACGTGGTGTCAGAGATGAGCATTGCTGCCCCGCCCAACAGGATCGCCGCTGCGAATAGTGCAATCGTGCGTTTCATTTCGTCACCCCTTTCAAGGGTTCAGGGACGCCCCGAAGGGCGCCCCGTTACCGGATGGTTACGCGATGGCTTCAGGCGTGTCCGTGGCCCCGCAAGTGTGACGCGGCTCATACGGAATGTAGAACAGCGCGGCTGCGGTGTTGTTGGACAGTGACGCCAGATCAAGACGCGCATAGCGGAAGCTATTTGCGACGTCCAGCTCCTCAGCGCGAATGTCGAACACGTAGGTATTCGTTCCGGTGAGTGCGCCAGCGGTCGTCAGCGTTGTGGCTTCAACCAGCGTCAGGGCGCTTGTGGTCACGCCTGTCTCATTCTTCAGGTAGGACGCGAAGGTCAGGGCCTTCTCGTCGCTGCCGTCAGCGGCTGCGCTCTGCTTGAGCGTAACTGTGCCCGTGCCTGCACCGGACTGCGTGAGAACCAACACAGCCAGAACGCGGCGGTAGTTGCTCATGTCAATCACGTTGGTGTCGGTCGTGAACTCAGTTGCAGCAGCGGCTACAGCGTCAGGGATTGCGATCGCGATATTGTCAATCAGTCTCATGTCATTCTCCTTTAAGGGGTTGCGCGGGTCAGCCAATCCGACCCGCGCCTATCCCAAGTGGTCTAGCTGAGGTGTACGAACGGGGCGAGGGTGTCGCCATGCTTGGGAGTGAAGACCTTCTTCGGACCGACCTGACCGTCAACATACTTGATGATGCGGAATGCGGTCTGCGCTTCGAGGAACTTCACGTGCATGGATTCTGCCACTTCGGGCCCGTCAACAAGGTCGCCGATTTCATACTGGCTGAAGTCGCCGAGGATGAGGTCGCCAGCCGTGCCGAGTGCTTCGGCGTACTCGGTCCACTGTACGGGGTAGCCATACAGGAAGCCGGGGATGCCTTGGCGTGCGTCGTTGTTCGGAATCCAGACAGGAGCGCCGCCCGTACCGACTGCGATGTTCAGCTTTGCGAGCTGAGGCAGCACGGTCTGGTTGGCGAGCCACTTGACGCTTCCGGAGCTCTTCACGCGGAGGCGTGCGAGCATGCCCAGAACGTCGTCGATGACAACGGAGCTTGCCGTGTCACGCGTGACCTGAATCTTGGCCACTGCCTTCATGATGGCTTGCGGTGATCCTGCGCCGGTGCCGTCTGTCAGGAAGTTGCCGTCTTCAGCAAAGGCGATGGCCTTGCCGAGTTCCTGCACGATCAGACCGCCAGAAACGGACGAGAACTTGAGCATCTCGTGGGACATGTAGCCCAGCGCCGTCAGCTTGTTCAGGTCCAGCTTGGCCTTCTCGAACTTCACCTTGCTGGATGTTAGCGTTGCGTTTTCGTCCTCGAAGTACGCGATTGCGGCCCCTGCGACATACCCGCCGCTGTGGTCGTAATCCTGCACGCGGGTGCGCTCGATGCTCTTGGTGCTCATCGGGACAACCGTGGCGACCGGGCGAATCAACGCCTGCTCAACCGTGGCGCCTTCAAGCTCGATGCGCGTCTCGGTCGGTACTGCGAACCCGCCGTCATCGTCAACCGCAATGACCTGTCCGGGCGTTCCTGCGGCCTTGGCGCCAAGCTCAATGGCTTTCTCGAGGCGCTCGGGGATGGTGCCGCTTGCTGCGGACTTCACGTCACGCATGAACTCGGCGGCGTTGTGCAGGCGGGCGCCCTTGGAGCGCTTCTGCCCGGCGGCGACCGGTGCGCCGTAGCCCCATGACGGGTCAATGGACTCGTCTTTGACTTCGATGGATGCCTGCACGGCTTCCTTGATGGTCTTGGTGGCGGCTTCGCTCTTGAGGCCCTTGGCAATACCTTCCTCGATCTGCTTCTGCAGGTCTTCGGCGGCTGCGGCTTCGTCGTGGTCTTCGGCGGTGCCAGCGGCAATCAGGCTCTTGGCGGTGTCTTCATCGACCTTGAGAACCGTACCTTCGGCGTATTCGATGCCGTCGATCTTGACGGCGGCTTTCAGCTTCACTTGCTTTTTCATAGCTTTCCTTTGCGGTTAGAGATATTGGGAGTCTGTCTGCTATCCGCCCCGGTCAGCTATGGGTGGCCTCGGGTCACGTCTTGCACTACACGAATATTGTCATACGCGACCGCGTTGCATGTCAACAGCCAATTTCACATGCGCGGCGATGTCGGGTTGCTTCACTACTTCGATGGTGCGCTGATGCACTACTTCGATGGTGCGCTTGTGCTCGGGCGGCGGGGGCGGTGGTGGCGTCTGCTTCTCGGTGATGAGCTGGTCCACCTTGGCCTTGAGGTCGCGAACTTCACCCTTGAGCGTGGCAATCTCTGCGTCGCGCGGGTCATCGTCGCTTGGCTCTTCGATGTGCAGGGTCTTGCGAATCATGCCCTTTTCATCGTCAGAAAGCGCAGACTTGGCAAGCGCGGTCTGGATGGCGTTGGGGTTGGCGGGCACGCTCACGATTGACACCTCCCAAAGCACGGCCTTTGCGATGATGCCCCGCAGGTCGCCAAGCGTCTTCTCGGTGAACTCGGGCCAGTCCTTGAGCATTTTCTTTGTGGCCTTGTCGAACTCAGGAGTACCAGCCCGCAGGAACTCGCCCGGCCCCATGCCGATGGATGCGGTGAGCGGCATGAACTTTGAGAGCGCAAGAATCTTATCGCCTTCCTCTGTCGGTGCCGCTTCGAGGTGCATCTTGACGCCAAAGTCATTGACGCCAACCCATACAGCCTTGGCGATTGGCAACTCGCTGTAGTCGTGTCCAGGGATGATTACGCCAGTCTTGCGCCACTCCTTGAGGTCAAGCCCCTTCGGCATCACAATCTCGTTGTCCCTGTCTAGTTGCCGCGTGCTGACAATGATTGGGAACACGCGGCTGTCCTTCTCGACCTTCGGTTCCCCGTCAAACTTGGGCGCGGCTTTCAGGAACTCCGCCGTCGCCGTAGTGTCCCTGCGTATGGCGTCAAGGTCGATCACCTCCACGCCTTTCTCTTGCGCCTGCCGTTCAACGATTGCGACGATCTGCTGCCGGGGTTCGTCCTTCAGGTTCTTCAGCAGCCTGCCGAGGGTAAACTTTTTCATGCTCATGGTGACGCCTTTCCTGTGTGCCTATGCGACGTGCGCAAGGGCGTTTACTTCATCCTGTTTTAGCTCGGGGTTCCACTCGAGCCCGTAGATTTGGCGGTGATTGTCGCTGGTGGTCATGAGGCGGCTGGCCTCGGGGATGTCGATTGTGATCCCGCGCGCCGCCGCAAAGCCCATGTAGAACTCCACGCTTGGCCGCTCATAGGTGGACTCGTGCCGCAGCTCTGCGTAGAAGTCCACGCCGTAAAGGTGTATCGGGTCATAATGCCCCATCATGATAGCCAGTGCGAGCATGTAGGACATGCTGCATGCGTGATACGGCCGGCCGTTGCGCTGCCCGTTGCGAAGCATGCGGTCGAACCCGAAGAACTTGCTGTGCTCTGCCATGGGGAACGCCTCGCTTGTCGGCATCTGCGCCCATTTGTGATGCGTAATAAGCGGCACTTTAGGCGGGTGCTCGAGGTAGTGCGCAACACACCGCGCCTTAACGAAGCTGTCACCGTGCATCTGGAATAGCATCGTGAGCTCTGGGTCCACCATGTAATTGCAGCCCCACGCCTCGCAGCGTTGCTGGCGTGCGATGGCGATTCCTGCGTCGTGGGTTGGTCCTGCGCCCAGGATGACTAGGGGTCGTTTCTGGTTCTCTTGCGGCATTATCCCTCCCGATGTTGCCTACGTTTCGATGAACTGCGGCTCTAGCACGCAGCGACAGTTTGGATGTATCGGCGGCGCTGGCGTGTCGCTGTAGCCCAGGTCAAGGCTCACGGGGCTGCCCTCAAATTCAACCTCCATCACGGCCCCCTGATCCCAGAAGTTAGAGCCAAGCTCCACAACCCTGCCGTGCATGGCTTGGCAGAACGGGCAGGAGTCGCCGTTGGCGTCCCACACTTTAGCCGCTACTACACCGGACTCCCGCCAAGATGCTTCACGCCCCAACTCAATGGCGCGCGCCGATTCCGTGCGGGCAATCATCAAGCCGCGGTCATTGCGCCGCTGGTCGGAGAACATGCCCGTCAGCCGCTTGCGCAACTCTGGCACGCTTTCGCCGTTCTTGATGCCTGCCTGCATCTGGCGCTTGAACTCGCGCTGCACGCTTTCGCCCTCGCTCTCGAGGAACTTGAACGTCGTGTCACTGATGACCTTTTGCGCGTCGTCCTGCTGGATGAAGGCGCCAACCTCTACGCGCGCACCCTCGGGTAGCGCAATGTTGCCGACGATCAGACCGCGCTCCCACTGGGGTGTCATGGCTGCAACCATGTCGTCAAGGTAGGTCTGTGCATAGGTGACGGGCTCAAACTTCACGGTGTCGTATGCGCCCGTTGGTGACACGCGGTCGAACTCGCTCACAAGGTCTTTGCTTTGCTCCTGCTGCATTCGGTCGGCCACACCCATGATGCGCTTTTCGCCAGCGTTCGCCGCGGGATTGGCCCCGCCGCTGATGTCGGGCGCGTCGTCAGGGTCGCCCTGTTTCTGCATTGATTTATTGCCACCGGATGAGCCGTTCGCGCCCGTCACTGTCTTAGTGGGGACTGGCTCTGTCGTGCTCCCCAGCGGCAATCCTGTTGACTGGTTGATCGGAACATCACCCCAAGGGACATCTGGCATGCCGTCTTGTGAGCGTTCTTCATTCACCGTCGTCACGTAATTCTTGAGGTTGGTTTCCCGCTCCTTGAGCATGAATTCCCGATCTTCTGGCACGGGGTTGTCGTACGCCACGAATAGGCGGGGCTCGTCGTATAGCGGGATGAGCTGGCTGTTAAGCGCGGCCTCGTCCATGCGCAGGCGGGGCAGGATAGTGAAGCGGGTCCACTGCACGATTGCCGCCTCCAGGTTGGCACGGTTCACGGCGTCGGTCTTGCCGAGCGCAGGGGGCACGCCGAACGCGCCAAAGATTTGCTCCATGGTCACTTGGCGACCTTTGAGGAATGCCATCTCCTTAGGGGAGAATCCGAAGTTCTGAATGCTTGCGTCGCCCGCAGCGAACAGCGGCTTGCCTGCGTTTGCCACACCAGCGCGCCCAGCGTTCCACTCTTTCTTGTACGCGTCCAAGTCCTTGCGGCTGACGTTCTCGCCCTTCAGTACCACGGCAAAGTCAGGGCGGGCATGGTTGCGGTTAAGCGTGCCCTCGTAGATGTCCATATCAACGTCACGGTCTGCAGCAAGGGCAACGGCTGTCAGCGGGGCCATGCCGACAAAGGGGTTCTTCGGGTTGGGAAATTTGTTGTGCACCACGTTCTCGGCGGGAATGACGACCTTCTGACAGCCGCGCCCGAACTTGTACGCCACGATCTCACCGCCCTTGATGATGGGCTTGACGAACTGTGACGGCAATACAACCGGGTCCACGGGCTGACCAAGCGGGCCGTCTTGAAACGCGAGATAGCTGTTGCCCGTCAACTCCTCGAACAGCGCCCGCAGCATGCAGTCGAAAAATGAATCGGCGTAGATGTCGAGGAAGGGATGCACGTCAATCTCTTCGATCTCCACGGCGCTGCGGAAGCGTGCAGACTGCCCCACGGTTGACTTTGCCAGCCTCATGCGCTCTTGCTTGGTGATTCTGCGGCCTATGCTCTTGCCGATACCGCCGCGCATACCTGCCTTGCTCTGGCCCTGCCCGCGTGTGGCGTACAGCCTCAGGGGCACGCTTGCCCGTTCTGCGCTGTTGCGGTTTGCGGCGTCATACACCCAACCGAGATAGCGGTTGATGTTTTCCTGCGGTCCGGTTTTCGGCATGCCTATCTTCTTCGATGCCATTTCGCGGAATGCAGCAAATGAACCCGAGGGGGCGGCGAACACGTCAAACAGGTTACGGGTGGCCTGTTTCACCGAGTGGAGGCGGTCTGTAATATTCATGCCAATATGTTACTCGCGATTGTTTTGCGCGTGCAAGCCCTAAAGCAACGAGGCGAACAGGCGGCGGTGTGCTTCGATGTAGTCGGTGGTGGTGTAGTTGCCGCATGATGTACCGCAATCCATATAGCCCGCCTCCGTCGCTACAGCCCGCTCCATAGTGGCGTAATCCCCAGCGCGGAACGTAGCGCCGGGCACATCGTCGCACCATCCCACCTGATGCGGCTTAACGACAGATACGCCCATTGCGTGAGCCTCAAGCACCCCCATAGGTCCACCCTCATACCGCGAAGGACAAAGGTACACGTCGAGCGACCGATACCACGCCAGCATTTCGGGCTCACTCAGCGCGCCGCCCGTCGTGGTTATGTCCCACTCGGGGTGATCGGCCCGCAGCCGGTCTACCAGATCCCACCCCTTGCGGTGCTCGTTGGCGGGGTTGCGTATGCCTGCGATGCCGATTCTGGGGCGGCGCTGCATGATGTAGCCTGGGACGGGCAGCGGGATTGTGGTTGATTTGTGGATGTGTTGCTTAGGGATCTGCGCTGCGGTGGTCTGGCTCATCGGAACAAGTGCATCGCTTTGGCGGCAGGCACTGTCCCAATACGCGGCCATGCTCGGCTCGTGGTGCGTCATCATGGAAATGACCTTGCCGTAGCGTACGCTGGGTTGCAGCTTACGCATCTGCATGTAGTTCATGAGGTAGGTCACATCGGGCCAACCGTCTGCGATCGGCTCCGTAAAAAGCCTACCCCCGAACGCCTCAGCCAGTAGCGCGCCGTGCTTGTCGAGCACCCAGCCGTCGCCTGCTATGATTACTTGTAGGTTCATACCAGCCTCTCTCTGTTCTGCCGCAATATCTCGCTGACAAGGCTGTTGCTGAGGCACAGCGCCGCCATCAGGTCTTTGCGGGATAGATCGGCTATCAACTCACCATAGATGGTTGCGTCTTCGTCGATGCTGCCGTGTAGATTGGCGAGGCGGTCCGGTTTGTCTCCGCTGCGGTTGAGTTCGTTGAGCAACCCAGCGTACGCTACGGCAAGGTCATTTCCATGATTCTGCATTGATAGGCTTGATGCCATCGTATCTCCCTCCTGTTTTGTTGCTACCCCACCCAAACGGCATCAAGCGCAGTTCGCCGCGCCTTGCCCTTGTCGTTACAGTAATGCACGCACAGCGCCCGTGACAGGTGCGTAGCGTCCCACCAGATAGAGCCGTATTTGTAGGGAATCTCGCAGCTCTCCACCCCACCAGCCCGCAGCATGGCGCTGAACGCAGCGTTGCCAATCATGCGTGGCGGGAAGCCAATGCGCTTGAGCCCCTCGGCTGCGGCTGCATACTCTTGTACGCAGTCACGGCGCAAGACCAGTGTGCCGCTGTTCGCCCATGGCCCGTCACCGTTCAGCCCCAGCTTGCGCATGCCCTCGCTGAAGTGCTGCGGTTCGACAGGCGAGCGACACCATCCGACAGACGCCGCACAGTCGTCTAGGATGCCGCTTATGTCCGACACGATGTCAACGTCAGGGTCGATGTAGACAAGCTCGCCAGCGTCCAGCATTCCGCACAGGCCGTATCGTATGGCGTTGTAGTGCAGATAGCCGGGCGCCGTCTTGTCGTCCTTGACGGTCAACACGCGGTCAAACTTGTCAGGCGTCTTGCTCTGGTTGCGCGCCCTGCCGTGTCCGACGTACACCAGCGAGTAGTGCGCGTCAGGCATTGCCCGCCGTGCCAGCCGTATGAAGCGCTCTGTGTGCGTGTCGAGCCATCGCTTGTCGCTGATGGTCACAACATGCATGCGGCGCTGTCGGTCGTGTGCCTGCCGCGGGTTGGCTGCTTTGAGTCGGTCTGCGATTAGGCTGCGCTCGAGCTTGGCGGCCTCGGCGCGCAAGGTGGTGATGCGCTGTTCGGTTGCTGTGATGGTCAAGACCATGCCTCCTCGTTGTCATAGTCCGCATTCTGCATTTGTTCGCTCTCCTCTTGTTCTACACTCTCGGCCTCATCATCGCAAGCCACAAAATGCGCGCTTCTGCCTGCGCTTAGTTCGGCAAGCCCCCACACAAGCGCATCCATGCGGTTAGGGCTGGCATCGTTGGCCGCTCCCGTGAATGTCATCATCTCGGTTTCCATGTCCGTGAACGTGCCGACGTGATGCACAAGGCCCTGTTCGTACAGCGCCGCTACGGGTTCGGCTCGCACGATCTTGCCGCGGCTGGCGCGCACGGCCTTGTAGGGGATCTCGCGGTCAACCTGCCTCAGCGTGTTCTCTACCAGGTCGCCGCCATTGTTTACCTCTCCGATAACGCGGTCGGCTTCATACTTGCGGTACTGCTTCGATGCCTGCTTTGCCCAGCCTAGCGGGGTTGCGCGTAGGCTCACGTCTGCCAGCACGTAGTAGTGCCCGTCTATGCCGCGCGCTGCTGGTACTATACCCGTCTCGTCGCTCTTGGCTGTTGCGGTCACGGCGGGGTCAATGGGTATCACTACGCGCTCAAACTCTGGCACGTCATCTGGTGCCACGCGATAATCGTTGATCATGTTCCACGTCCACAGCGCGCCGGCCGTCTCATCCAGCCATGCGCCAGCCCATATGTGATCCCACTTGATGCGGTTGGTCGTCTTCAGGCGATCGGCAATGGCGCAATACGATGCTGGCAGGTTGCGGCGGTTGTCCTCGTAGGTCGTGTGTATGTAGAGCACATCGCCCGCCACGCCATTGAAGCCGGGAGCCACGCCGCAGTCCACGAAGAAGCGGCGATACATCCAGTGCTTCTTGTGCGACGGGTTCAGGCACAGCACCACAAGGTTTTGGTGTCGCCCATCGCGCGCACTGAGGTCGATCGTATCAAAGGTGTCTTCGTCGTCCAACTCCTCGGCCTCATCGAGCACCCACACGTTGACGCCCTGCAATGACTTGAGCTTGGCTGTCTGGTTGCCGCTGCTGGTCTTGATGCCACGGAATAGCAACTCGCTGCCCGTGCTGGTGTGCGTGATGTCCTTTTGCGTCAGCGCAAAGCCGTCGCTCAGGCCCATAAGCTCCACCTTCTCGGTAAACTCAGGGATGATCGAATCGGCGGCGCTGGTGATGGTGTAGCGGGTGTATAGGATTTTCCACCCTGCGGCCATCTGTGCGCGGGTCGCCATGGCTGCGGATAGCGCAAAGCTCTTGCCGCTGCCGCGTCCGCCGGTCATGACGACATAGCGCACCCCATCGGGCACGTCGAACAGCGGCTTATACTTGCGGCTGAAGCGTAGTTCAGGCATTTGGCTTGGCGTCCTCGAAGATGATCCGCGTCGGCTCTATCTTGTCGCCCTTGGTGGTGTGGTCGATTTCGTGGCGCGTGCCAAACTCCTTGCGCCGTACCCGCTCAAGATACCATTTGACCGTCATCGGATCGCCTGCCGTCACCAGTGCCGCAAGCTGGGATTTGGCTTTCAGAGGTAGTTTTTCTTTGAGAGCATCAATCCTGTCCGAAAATGTGCTGTCTGTCTTGCGGTGCGAATAATACGTATCCCGACTGATTCCAGCATGCGCACACGCCTCTGTATCGTTTGCGCCTACGCTGAAAGCTGCCTCAAGTTTCCCGACAACCTCACGTGTTACCACAGTCGGCCTGCCGCATCTTCGCTTGGTACTCTTATCCGTCACATCGCCCCCTTTCCGGTCGCCCCCATCGCGCATTGTCTGTGCGTGTTCCCCTTCTGACGCCGTTACCGTCTTTTTCTTCTTCGCTGCCATGCCAATATCCTACCTTTCCCGCGCTGGTTCCGTCAAATGCTTATACGCCATCACACATCACCACATCAACCCGCTCCCCCTCGCCATGCCCAGCATACACCTTGCGCACGTTAAGCGAGACCACCTGGCTGTCATCCTTGTACGCAATCCCGTTGCAGGCATCGCATATGATCTTCGCAATGTTGTCAGCGTCGGGCTTCACCACGGGCAACGCCGGCGCCGATCCCTTGAGCTTGCCCGCATTGCGCCCCGTGCCGTAATGCCCCTTTGGCCTCGCCATGTGCGCCGTGATCCATACCGTCACTGGCCCTTGCAGCATATCGCCGCCACCTGATGCGCACAGCTTCACCAGGTTCTCATACTGCACCGTCTCTTTCGGTGTGAATACATGGCCGTTGCGCGTCATGCGTGGCCTGCCCTTGCCCCTGACCTTGCCGGGTACTGTGAACCTCATACCTTCGCCCCCTTCTTGCGCTTCCCCTTGCGCTTGTCACTTGCCCACCGTATCGCCGCATGCCCTCGGTCAAAGTTGCCCGGCTTGGCCTCTGGTCTGCGGTTGCTGCCCTTGCTCATTGCTCCACCGCCCCTTTCTGCCTGCGGACTTCGGTTCTGATTTGCTCCTTCAGCCGTTCGACCTCAGCCTCAAGCTCCTCAATCCGCACCCCCGCATCCTCGGCAATCTGCATATAGTGCTGTGCTGCCGCGCGCTCTTGGTCTGCTTCCACATTGCGCTCGTACATAAGCCGCCCGTTCTCGCGGTTCAGGTCGGTTAGTTCTGCCTTGAGTTCCCGTATGCGCTGCTCTGCCCCTGGTTGCGGCTTGGGTTCGGGCGTGTCCAGCGCATCTCTCAGCCCCTCTCCTGCTCTCTCTTCGCTCATTGCGTCCTCCTCCAACCAATCGCTCAACGGACAGAGCCGTTGATCTCGGTGTTCTGAGTATCGACTCCAAGAGCCTCAACCAGTATGCGCACTTCGCCATACTTGCGTAGTGGTAGCGTGTTCCATGCGTTTTCAGCCAACCGTCGCAGATCAGAACCAGACTGTTCAGGCGACGATGCACACCGCTCTGCGGCTTGCTGGGCCTCCTTTAACGTTATCCCCTTCGGATTAAATAATGTCATCGCTCTTAACCTCCATCGTTACTCTTCCTCACCACCGCACCCTCCACGCCAGCCACGCCAGCACCAGCAGGGTCGCTGCTATTTTCCGTCCATCACTTGCCCTCTTCCCTTGCGCACGAAGCGCAAATG